CTATGTTTTTCAAACATTTTTCGAAATCTGAGCATTTTAAACTTTCCTTGAGAAGCATATTCTTACACTCTTCGAGCTCTTGTAAGTTACTTTCATCTACTAAAGAGCTTAGAACACCTTCCGGAACTTCCTCGTTTGAAACTTCTTTATTGTGTTGATGATACTCACCGTAAATAATGTTGCGAACGACTTGCGTAAGATAAGCAAACGCATTAACCCTGTTACCGGAAATATCAGACTTTTTCAAAGGATCGAAATTTTCGCGATAGCGAACCCATCGCTCGAATGTTAAAGATCCTAATTCATCTTCGCTTAAGTGACTATTACGACCAAAAGTACGTAAACATCTGCGACTTAATAATAAGATTAATTCATAAGCTCTAGCGACTTCATGTTGTGTCGGTTCAACATAAGGTGAAACTTCTAATGCTTTCTTAAAGTTTTCTTGAACTAAAGGATTGGATTTGTTTCCTTTAAATTCTATTATATACTTCTTATAGTTGCTATAAGCTTCATCGAAGATTTCGCGGGCTTCGGTGGTGCACTCACGTGCAGGTTCTCCGAAATTGCGACAATTTCGACCAATTGAAAGCATTAGGGCGAGTTCATGTTCATTAATGTATTCACTCGCCATTTGATTAACCCCTTAAAGTTGCTTTAGCAGGGCGGCCTCGACGCGGCTTCTCTTTGGACGCTTCCGCTTGATCGATCAATGCTTGGTCTTTTAAAGAAACCTCGATTTGCTTAAGCTCGTGAGAATGATTATCACAGTCCGGTTGGACTTCAAATTTCTCCGAGCATTCTAATTTTTGATCGATACAATCTACTGGTTTGCATACCGGTTCTTCTGGCTTTGGTTCTTCATACCAAACTTCAATGAATCCGCGACGAATAAGACCTTGCATCTTACCTTGGAACTCGCGATTAATATCTCGCTCTTCTAAAAAGTCCCCTTCAAAAACATTTTGACCATTTAAAACAAAATCCTTACGGATACGAATTTTCTTATGGATGGGTTTTGCGCATTTTGACATCTAATTTTACTCCTCAAATTTATTAGACTAGTTACCAATCTAATAAAGATCCTAATTGTTGTTCACTAATATATTTATTAGAAATCAAATCCGGTAAATTTGTACCTTGCAATTTTAACCCTTCTACCAACTTGGTAGCCGGATCTTGCACGTTCTTCGAATCATCTTGATATTCCGAAATTATCTGCTCGCGCAGAGCCATCGGAATCCCTTCTTCCAACACAAGTTGTCTATTACGATAATAGTTTTTGCGATAGCAAGGATCTAAATCTAAGAAGTTTTCCAAACCACTCACTTCTTTAATTCGTTTCTTCAGAGTGGCTAAACCAAATTTTTCGCGCTCAAAGACCCCACCAAAAGCTTCAAAATCATCATAGTTGAAGTAGCTAGAGCTAAAACTCCAAGCATCTTCATCTTCTTCAATCAATCCGGATTCTACCAAATATTCGCGAACTCCGGGTTTGAACTCTTTGAAGTCTACAATTCTCGGAACATTATCCGCTTGGTCACCTAAACATACATGCTCTAATAACCACTCCTGCATCCCATTTTCAACATCTCCAGTTTTGTCGTCTACGCGCAGAATTTTATTGGTCATCCAACTGTATTGGCGGATTAAAGGATTATCTTGCAATTGAATAAAGTCTTTATCTGGTGATAAAATCATGACCGGTTCACCTTGCTCTGCGGCGTGTCTCGCTAAAACTAAAATCAAATCATCCGCCTCGCAGTGATTTACATCCACTACTTTGAATAATGTCTTAGCCTGAGAAGCTTTCAAAGATTTTACAAAATTGTCAAATAAGACGTACGCATCTTTGTAGTCAAACTTGGTAAAACTTTGACGAAATGATTGTCTAGCATATTTGTACATTGGAAAGATTTTCTTTCTCCAGTTACCTCGTCCGGAAGTTTCATCCAAGCAAATTACAATCTCTGTCGCGTATTCGCGAAACATGTTGATATGCGTACAGAGAACGTTCAACATTGAAAGATTGAACTCTTTTTGATAGAGTTTCAAATCCACGAAATCCGCTTTGGTTTCTTTCAAAATACCAGCAGCTAAACCATGCGTACATTTATGAAACGCTGAACTTAAATCTATTAAAATCATTTTTACTCCAAAAGTAATTTGTTTGATTGGTTATATTATAGCGTTAAACCATGTAAATTACTATCAATTTTTTCCGGTCTTTGATCGATCGAAGTTGAAACAGATACTGGCTTTAAGTTAGGTTTAACTGTAGGTTTCGATTTCGGAATGTTATGCATAAAGTTATCTACCAAGTCGAACGAAGTTTCGACGTTCTCTGGTACCGGAATACTTTCAGTTACCGATTCAGATCGAACATTTGGAGTGGTACGCGTAGGCGTATAATCCGTGGGTTCTGGGTCTCTTGGTATCTGGAATCTCAATTTATACAAATTCTCTACGCGTTGCATAGCTTCGGAAGCAATCTTTTGAATCGCTTCACTAGCATACATTAAATCATCTTCATATTTCATAATTGCTCCATATTACCAATCATCCAAGCTTCCAAATACCGGAACATCTCGAATATCATAATTCATACTTTCTACCATTCGCTCTAGCGGTTGCTCGAATTGTTTCTGGAAGTTAGTTTGATAATCAAAAATACCATCCTCTTCAATAATTTTTGCAATTTTTGGATCACCAAAACTGATAATCTCGGTTCCAAATCTGTTTGGAGTTAAAAGGTAACAACGCTTGTACTTTTCTCCAGGTTGTAAAAGTTCAATCGAATCTTCTAAACCTTGTTGCTTAACCCAGTTGTTATGAGCTAACGCAGCCTTAGATCCTTGAGGAATACCTTTATCTCCTAGGTTGTAATCCAAAGAGTTTACACTTTGAACTGCACAAATACTCTCTAATGGTTGATCTTGATATTGAAGTTTTGTTTCGTCTCGCCATTTACGAACACCATACTGATCATTATCTAAAATGACCGAGATAGATTCTTGCAATTTCTTCTTAACCCAAGCTGGTGTGCTAGATCTGGCAATTTCTAATCCCATGGTTTTGATATAAGGATCATCCAAATTGAATCGTACACCTTCCATATCCAATACGCGAGCCGCGTAACGTTTCTTAGCTACGAAGAACGCTCGATCACTGATAATTTCTCGCTCTACACCAATTTGTGATAGATCTTGAATGTTTAAAATTTCAGCATACTCTTCAACAGAATCTTGAATAATCTTTTGAATGACTTTCTTCTCAAAAGAATCCACCCAATCGATGATACCTGGAGTTGACGCGTTAGCGTTTTCTCCAAATTTGTGTTTAACGATATTTTTAATACTATAATAGAATGAATTATGTACTAAAATATCATTCGCGAAGAAGCTATGAGTATTTTGAACTTCTATGTCGTAGACATAATCTTCAACAATTCCAAGATCTTCTACTTTGATATCAGTACTATACTCAAAACTTAAATTTTCTGAATCCTGCAATACTACTAGAATATCGCCACCGCGAAGATCAGTAGAGGTTGCATCAATCAGAGATCCTCCGCGAATCACTTTCAGTGAATGATCACCAGTTACTTCAACAGATTTATCACCTGCAGAGATGCGATACATTTGCTTTTTCACTTTATGTCGCATTACATAATCAATCGGTTGATAATGAACTCCTCGTTTCATATCGAATGTTAGAGATTGTTTACCTTCTACGCGTTTAACTTCAACGCCAGAACTCGTGATAATAGGTTCAGCATTGATAGAATCGAATAACTCACCTATTGTAATATCTTCACTGTTTATGCGAAGCATAGTAGATGAAAAACTGGAATCCGTATCACCATATATCACGTAAGGTTCATCCGAAGGTAACAATGCTTGCAATTCACGTTCCACGTTGTTTGCAACTAATTGTATAAAGAAGCGACCACTTGAAGTAACCGCCGCAGCCATATCGGGATTCGCTAAAATAAAATGTTTATTCCCGAGGGCCCCATATAAACTGTTGATCAGAATCTTCAGCGTAAGCTGAGTAATATGATCACCCGCTGCCGCAGATTCTAATGTTTCAATGTAATATTCTAACTCTTCATCGCTACAAGTATCAAACCAACTCAGATCTTTCTCTAATAATTCTTCAACTGTTAATTTCTGCATGTTAAATTACTCCTAATAATATGTTAAGTATTATAATAAACATCTAATCTATGTTCAAGCTATTCAACTAAATAAAAATCTCCAAGATAATCGCTTACGCGAAAATTTGGAGATTTTTTTTTATGTTGAGCGAAACTTCGTCTATGCTGGAATGCCAATAACTGGAGAGTTTAAGAAAATAGTAAACTTCTCTACTTCCCCTTCTGCTACCTTAGGATTCTTAGCTTTAACCATTTGAGTTACTGTAATGGTGTTACTAGCCTCGTTGTTGGTAGATCCAATAACCAAGTAAGTCGCCGCAGTCCCTTTAGCGCTAAACGCATTCGCAAAGTATGAACCGGTATAGAATGGATAAGGAAGTGAAATTATCGCAGATTTCTCCGCTTCGACACTTCCGTATACTACGCCAGCTCTTGTTAACGAGTTGAATGCAAGTTTTGCGTTTCCGGTAAGATTGAAAGTTTTGATAGTGTTATCAAAAGATTTTGCATCACCAGGAGGTCCAGCTGGACCACGTTCACCTTGAGGACCAGGATCCCCCTTAGGACCCTGAGGACCTGGATCACCACGATCCCCTTTAGGACCTGGAGCACCTTGCTCACCCTGAGGACCGGCTGGACCTTGTAGACCTCGTTCACCTGGAATACCTTGGATTCCTCGTTGCCCCTCTGGACCTGCCGGTCCTTGCAAACCCTGAACACCTTGAGGGCCAACATCACCTCGATCCCCTTTAGGACCAGCATCTCCCTTAGGACCTACTGGGCCTTGAGCACCTGGGA